GAGAACTCATGGCCGGAATCCGCGAGTTCGACCGAAACTTGGCAGGTAAAAGAAACCATGAATATGAACACATTATCGTTGGACTTGCCCGTGCAGCCCTCAGAAAGACGCCCCTGCAAAACAACCCAGATCCGTTCTACGTTGACGATTTACCTGATAAGCTTCGTAAAAATTTCACCAAGTATACCGCTGCCAAAGCCAAGAGAGCTATGTACTTGTCTGGCATGCCCAATAGAAAACAAGCACCCAAAAGGAAATCCCTACAAACGAGGCGGGCTTATGCCAAAGTTGTAGACGAATGGAAGCAGGGCGAGGCGTCACGCGAAGAAGAATACAAAATAACACTAGAAAATTGGAAGGCGCAAACAGCAGACGATGCATTGTTCCTGAAAGAATATTCAGCAAAATCAAAGATTGTCCAGCAAGCCATACGAGAGATTGCAACGAGTGACAGTTACCGAGCTTACCTTAAGGCTAGAAGGCCAAGGAATAAAAGCCAACTGGACAAACAGAGAGATAGGGCAAAAGTTGTAGAGGCTGTGAAATGGCGAAACTGGCTCAAGGAACAGTCATGGTACAAAACACGGTAGCTATGACTCGGGTCGGCTCACTTTTGTCTTCTTTGTCGCCTTCTTTGTCACCTTCTTTTTTACCACAGGCGTCTCAGGCGTCTCAGTAGCCTCGTCCAGCGGCTCCACCCATTTTACTGGATCGTTAAGCATGTCGTCCTCAAAGCTCTCCTCCGGCTCCACAAGCCGCACCTCATGCTGCGGGCACTCGCGGACAGTGCTGTCGTCGTCGAATTTGATCGCCATCGTACCAGACCCGACAAGACCCAGAAAATCGCCATGTTTCCATTCGTCTGAGAACTTGGCGTCGACCCTAACCGACCCGTCTGTTGCTAAGGCCCGCCAATCAATGTGAACGGGTGGCTCCCAGACCTTGTTGGGTGGAGAGAGATCCATACTGCGAAGCAGGTCGATTAGCATAGCAGCCCGCAGGGGGCCGCTGCCGCCATCTCTATGGAACATACTTAGACGAATGTCGTATTCTTCGATGAGGGCAGGGGGGATCTCTTCCGAACCCAGCATCCGCACTATGGACATCTGATCGTGAGGGTGTAGCATTTCCGTCTCCGTGTTTTCCCGTGAGTAAAATATATAAAGCGATGCCGGGCCACGGAAACAAACCCGGCACCGCTTAGCGCAGAATACTGTCTGCGTTTATCGTGCTTGCCAGAAAGCCCACCAGTCCATATCGAGGTACTGGGCCGAACCCGTACCTTCTTTGATACCGGCCAAGAGCGCAAGTTCCTCACCGTCTGGGAACAAGGCGGCAGCAATATTCGCGCCCGTGACATAGGTGGTCTGTTCCACGTTGTCAATGAACACCTTGATGCGTTTGCTAGTGATAGCATTCGGATCATAAATGAACCCGATCTTGTACCACGTCGCAGCAACCAACGTCTGGGCCGCAGCGATCACCACTGTCGTTTGGGCAGTCACACCAGCACCCGCCTTATTATAGACGAATTGCAACGTGTCACCAGATCCCTCGTTGACAAGGAACCCGATGTGGTCTTTGTCAGCGATATAGGCAGTACTTGGATCGTCCGCCATGGTGTTGTTCATCGCCAATCCCTCTTCAGCCAATCCGATGAAGGCGTTGTAGGTGTCACCAATTTGCGGGAACCTGACCCTGGCTTCAAACACCAGCATCTTGGCATCGGCAGCGGTATCGCTGATCATGCCAAGGGTGCCGGAGTTACCACCGGAAGTTAGCCAAGTGTCCTCGTTGTCGGCACCACCTGACGCAAACTGAATCACGCCACCCACCTCGGTTGCCATTTGTGAGATTGTTCCGGCAGTCCGAAAAGCACCGTAACCCTGGTGATTGTCTGCATCCGCAGCCAAAGCACCGAAGTTCATGAAATCGTCACTGAACTCGTAAGCACCAGACGCACCGTCCGGTGACAGAGATTGGCCGTTTGGACGTGCCCACAGTTGCGGCGACAAGCCCGCACCTCCAGACTGGCCCATGTGACAAACAGCTACGGCACTGGGGGAAATATTTCCTAACATTTCTTCTTCTCCTTTTTGTTTTTATTGATGATCTTTTGGCAGTGTCACGACGTTACGACTTGCTGCCAACCCACATAGTCCGCAGGTTGTATGCCACGTAGTTGAACCACGTGTCGTAATGAACTGTGCGAACAGTTGGCTGAGTCGCACTTTCCTTTGGTTTACTCGGACGCATGTTAACGTCGATAACCGGTCGCAAGTCACGCCAGTTGACCCCGTAAAGAGGATCGCTGGTGTCGTTGGCTTCCAGGTAATGCACCATTTTCATGGGCACTCCACCGATAGTGACCTGTCCCATGTATCTTGCGACATCTGCTTTGAGATTGTCGTTTCGACTCTCGGCTACTCTCTCAAGCGGCTCTGTGACACGATACGTGGTGTAGATCACACGATCCGATTTCCCGAACCCTAATTCAGGATGCGGAACGGGTGCGATGAAGCGAGTGAAGACGAGTGCTTTCTTGACTTTAACCACTAGGTCCGAGATCGTTGGAGAGCTATATCCGAACGTCCAATTTCTCCACGCTGGGTACGTCGTGCTGGAGATTCCAGCCCGCCCAGCAGTGAATCCACTCGGGTTGCCGCCGTTGAATGCACCGCCTGGTGTGGTCGAAGCATCCTTTTGCAGCCAGAACGGGATGCCCATCGGATCGGTGTCTGTGGTCGGCGCACTAGGTGCCGAGAACAGTTTCTCTTCGTGCAACTCAACCTTGTCGCTCAGCGCGTCATGCTTTCGCAGTACGAGCAATTTGACAATCGAAGTCTTGCCGCTTTGGAAAGCGGGTTCATCGAGGTCGTAGGAAAAGTTGGTGGTCAACTTCGACCGAGGCACGTTGGCTGCGACAGTAACGTCTTCGACCTTCGGTACAACCGTTCCAAACAAGCCTCCAACCGAAGCGTTGCCGGTATTTTTGAACTTGACGCGATACGAGATTTGCGTTCCCCCGTCGCCATCCACACCTTTGTCCGCGAGGATTCGCGGCGAGATGTATTCTGGATACTCCAGGCTGATGTCAGTCCATTTATCTTTTTTGATATTTGGAAGTGTGACATTCACAAAGTCGTCGATTTGTTCATGTGTCAGTGCCATTTATCTTCTCCTCTTCAAACGGCGTATACTTATTTCATGTATCTTCCGTGTAATGTGTTGCGCTATACTGCGCCAGATTCTTCAACAATCTGATTCCACACTTTCGTGACTTCAGGATTGTTCAGTACCTCTTGAACTGGGTCCAGGGAGTCCTCATTGGTAGCGGATGCCGCCGAGCTACCCCGAGCTTGCTTTGCGGCTCCCCTGCGTCGTCTTGATTGATCGTAAATTTTTTTCTGGTAAGCCTTACGGTCGCGATCTCTCAGTTCGTCGCCAAATGCTATCTGCTCTGCACGTTCAAGGAGGACTTTCATGCTAGGCATTGTTTTACCCTGCTGAAGAATGTGATTCTCCAACGTCGCAACTGCATCAAAGAGTTCGCGTCGATTGGTTTCGCACTTCACGCTCAGGTCAACAGGTTGAGTGTCGACAACTGCCCGACCGTAACGCTTCTCGTCCATCGCATCTGCAGTATTGTGAAACGATTGGATGTATCTCATGTTTTCCGATTGCTCGGATGTCTGCTGAAACGCACCAATTTGCTTGTGTATTTCACCAAGCTCGTTTTGGAGCCCCTTGGCAAATTTCACCAGATTGATCACGTCATCATCATGCCCGGCATCGATGTACGCCTGGGGGTCGAGATCAATCTTGTCTTCATCGTCTTGTTTGTTTTCGCTGGCCGGAGAAGCGTCTACTTCAGGTTTCTTCACGTCTTGTTGCTGGTCGCCACTTGCCGCAAGCTGACGATCCAAAATCAGTGCTGTGCGACGAAACTCGTCTGCATCTTCAAAATCCGCGAGATCGCCATCGGAAAGACCATAGCTTTCTGCTAGTTCCTTGACCTCGTCCCGCCAATCTGATTTGTCGTCTGGCTCAGTACTACCAGCGTCCTCGTCTATGTCCTCGTCCGCTGTGTCTTCGGCCTCTTGGTCGAGATCTTCAGCTACTGGGTCGGCATCCTTGATCACGTCCGCATCGGGCGTATTATCCTGGCTTGCTACCGGATCGGTGACTGGTTCGGGTTTTTTTGTTGCTGCCATAATTGATTGCTCCGTGTTAAAAGGATATTCCGTTAACCCCCGAAACCGCTTATTTCGGGCGAACTTTCATAACTTTTAACATGTTGTGGAACAGATCAAACCCGAATACACTTTCTGCCACTATTGGGGGGGCTTAGCTTTTGCTTGTTCGCGGTCGATTGCCGCCTGCAATTCGCCCGCCGAGATACCGCCACCTTGGGTCTTGTTGTCACACACCAGACCTCGGTGTCGAACGTATCGCTCATGTTCTTTGAGTGACTTGCATTTTACCTGAAAGAATCCAGGCACGGCACGATCAGGAACGAACTCGATACCCCGAAAGCCGTTACTGCGACGATCTTTCTCGAAATCCTTAAGCTGACACTCTCCGAATCCAAGTGCATCGCTAACGATCTCGCACCGTCCCGGCAACCTGCTGTTGTCTGTTACCTCAACAACCCGGCCCTTGTCATGGTTATATCGAAATTTACGTGTGGGCATTGCATTCTCCGTTACTGTGCTAGTGACGCCATTTGGTCAGGATTGTTTTGCCCCGCTTGAGTTAGCCACGCTTGTTGCTGTACATGTTGTCGCCCCTGGGCCGTGCCGCCGGTCGGCACGTTGCGGCGAACGTATTCCCTGCTGGTCTGCGAAGGCATCTTGTCATCGCCTTGCTTTGCCATCTCCTCCGGCGAGACACCGTTGAATTCGATAACGTCCTTCAATCGTGGTTCGTTTAACAGGTCAGCGTGGATCTCCACCAGCTTTTGTATGTTCACGCTACCGCCCTGCTGTGCCAATTGTTCGCCCATCGGCATGTAAATTTGCGTGACTAGCTGGTTCAGTGTCTTCACCCGTTGTGCAGGCGACTGATACGACATCGAGTACACATCGATACCCATGTTGTAATCGACGAAATCTCCTTCTCGATCCTCTGGAGTCCACTCGGCATCAATCGGATAGTCGTCCAGTCCTTCAACGGTGTACTGGCCGGGGATTCGCTTCACTTGATCTTGCCATAGCATATATCCCAGGTCATGGATGACGCTCGTTGCAAAATCAATTGTTCGATATTGCATCTGTGCTTCTTTTTTGCTCACGGCACCGTGGATCAACTCCTCCTGCCCGACTGTTTCCGCTTGTGCGCCGAGTCCCATCATGGCGGTCAGGTTGCCCGCCATTCGGTCGAACATCTCGATCATTCCGAGCATGTATGCGTGGTTACCGGGATCAACACCGCCAAACTTTTCGATCTTGACTTCGCCGGTTTCGTTAACTGCCACCCACTCGCCATCACCGGCTCTCTTCATCTTGGCAGCACTTTCCTTGCCTCCAGGCGTGTATGTGCCAATATCGCGTTGCTGCTTGGCCCGCCTTGCACCCTTCCTTGCCAGATTGTTTATGAGTCTGGACATTTCAGATAAATGCGAAGCGGGCGAGGTGGGCATGATGTTCTCGGGAACATCATTGAAGCCCAGCAGGTGATGAGGCCCGAACTCCGGCCCGTTCCAGTCCATGACCGCCACTGGCTTGGCACCAATCGAGTACCGGCCAGCTTTGCCCACCGGGTAAGTGTATATCTTGTTCTCTCGCGGAATCCATACATCCGTTAGATCGAACATTGGCTCGAATTCGTCAACGTCCGTTTCGCTTCCCTTTGATATGGATTCCAGTCGTTCGTCGCCTTCGTCACAATTGTATTTGCTGGTCGGCTTCAGATCAGCGACCACGCTCTGGTCGAATATATCGCTCTTGAGATCCTCAAACGGAACCCGGTAGCTGTCGGCTGAATATTTAACTTCATGCCATTGGGTAGCGTTGGTGTCATACACAAAATTGTCCAGCGAAATACAGGAGGCAAATGGCTTGCCTGGGTCCATCCACAACCCCTGCTCCAGCATGACCGGCACGGAGTCAGCCATATGAACCTTGATGATCCCGACACCGAAGAATGCAGACATGATTGCCTGCCGCAGTGTCTTTTCAAAGACGATCTCTTCAAGTAGATTGTTAGTTGCCACCTCAAATCGCTTGGCAAAGTACTTCAGGTGCGATTGCGGGGTGCTTAACAGTACGCGAGGCCGGTTAGCCGCCAGACTCATTGTGTAAGCGTCGACCGCTTGGTTCATCAAATTGAAATACGTTGGGAACCGTCCCTGGGCCGAATCACCGTACCCCGTCCCGGCATAATCTTTCACCAGTCGCGACTGGAACTTACGGAACGGGTCAAGATGACGCCCCGAGGACTCCATCGCTTTAGACAATCGGTTTTGATTAGCATCGTTATTTGAACTCATTGTTTTACTCGCTTATTGGCTCTGATACTGCATGCCAAGCAGGGGACTTTGTTCACCCACTGACGGCACAGCGGACATTGTATTTTCGCTCCAGCACCGGGTAGTGGAACGCAGGTGCCGGGCGGTAACTTGTAATCCATGCAACTTCGCAATGTTGGGTTTTTCGATTTTTTGATTTTTGTCACTAAACCGGCTAGTGTCCTCTTGCGGCCCGGCTCCCGCACACCCAGCAACTTAGCTGTTTCGCTCAGGCTATCGATCCCCATGTGTGCCAGGGCGATTATCGCTAGGGCTGTATCGCTCAAATGTTCCGGCGCAAATATCTCATCACATCTGTCTCTGCATAATTTCATGCGATCACACCTTAACATTAAAAATTTACAATCAAACCGCAAAACAACATCATGACATGCGGGCCAGATCTGCATTGGTTCGGTCATCCCAGTCGTTTTGTGACTTTTTGCGCGATTCCTCGTACTCTACCAATCTCGCCGCCATCGAATTGGGTGGCGGCGGGACGTTTACGATCTCCTCCATTTTAGGCAATGGCCGATCCCGCACGGCCTGTAGGCACACTCCACATGCAATCACGCAGTCGCCGTGACCCTCGCCTGCCGAGGCACCGTCCGTTGCCTTGGATTGGATATGCTCGATTCTCCCACCGACCCATTCGTACTGACCGCATTCCCGCACCAGCATGTCGCTTCGCAATGTGAGTTCGTCAGTTCTAACACTGCGGGACAGGTCATCGAACAATATTTTCTTCGTGCGACTATCAGTTAACCAACCAATCATCCTTCTTTTTTTCCGGCCCCTTTGCAGGTGAGCAATTCGATAATAGGTATTTTCATACTTTTGTTTTAGCAACCGGTTGGCAAACGGAGTGCCGGGGCCATTTGTCTCGACTGCTAGGTAGGCGTTGTTAAACCATTTTGCCATAGCAATGCAGAGGTCGGCAAAATCTGATGGCTCAATTACATTGTCTGTATACTCTGCAACCTGCTCCATTGTCATTAAGTCGATCACCACCGCAGCAGAGTTGGACGTATAAGCTCCACCACCACCGGCAGAAACGTCGACACCAATGGCATATATATGATCGGATGGCGGTTTCCGTCGCATGTCCAGCGGTGTCCACAGTCGCATTGCTCCCTCGTCTGTCTCGTCAAAGTCAGGCTCCAGTGTTTCGGGGTGATAGTGCATGTTGCCACGCAACGATGGGGGGCGAATGCCGTCCTTTGCTCTCGCAGTGAAGTCCACACCAAAAAACTTGGAAACTGCACCACCGTAGTCTCGGTCATATTCCTGAGCGATGGTCTGCGGTGTGGCATCCATTCTGTCGCATTCATTGTCGTACCAAGGGCTTCGCAATCCCTTGCTTAGTCGGAACCCCTTCTTCCGCAAACGCGAGAATAGATCCTTGGACATGGTCGCATAATCTTTTGGCAGGGGATTGTTGAGCGGATCGACGGCTGTGGGCTTGCCCTTTTTCATTTCATACAGGCCGCGATTCCGAATCGGATTATCCTTCCAATCGAGAATCACCTTGGTCAT